ACTTTTGCTTCGGTCCTATTTGGACGATATCGGACGTAACCGGATTTTAACTGCAACTTTTGGGTGTTTTCGCCGCATAGACTGCGGCCCATGTACTACTCAACCGAAGTTAAAGAAGCCGCCAAACGCCTGTTTTTACGACGCTGCAAAGCGAAGGAAATTCAGGCGCAACTCAACTTGCCCAGCGTTCGGATCGTTTACTACTGGATCCGCCAGGGCTGTTGGGAGGACATGCTGACCGATGAGGAACCACTGACCGCCGTCAGCCGGCGCATCACCCTGCTCCTGGACAAACCCGGGAGCCTTACCAAGGGTGAACTAGACGAACTGGGGCAACTGACGACCATTCGTGAACGCCTGGCCAAACAATGTGCCAAGCCCGCACCAATGCCGGCGAATGATCCGATCGAGGACGGTGGCCACCGTCGCGACGAGCAGCGCAACGAGCGCCGGAATAAAGGCGATCGGAGCGACAAAGGCGGGAAGAAAAAACAGAAAGCCCCGAAAAACGACATCAGCGAACTGACCGAGGTGGACTTTCTAGACAAGTTCATCAGCAAAATGTACGGCTACCAGAAAGAGTTGTACGCCGCGAAAATCAACCCGCTGACGTCGCGGATCCGCAACATTCTCAAGAGCCGTCAGGTAGGTCTGACCTACTACTTCGCAGGCGAAGCCTTCATGGACGCTGTGCTGACTGGCGACAACCAAATTTTCCTGTCTGCCAGTCGCGCCCAGTCCGAGATTTTCCGCAGCTATATCATCTCGTTTGCCCAGGAATGGTTTGGCCTTGAGCTGACCGGAAACCCGATCGTGCTTAGCAAGGACGGCAAACCGTGGGCAGAGCTGCGCTTTCTCAGCACCAACAGCAGTACCGCACAGGGTCACCATGGCCATGTGTATGTGGATGAGTATTTTTGGATCCGTGATTTCGAAAAACTCAACACCGTGGCCAGTGCCATGGCCACCCATAAAAAGTGGCGCAAGACTTATTTTTCGACGCCCAGCGCCGTTTCACACCAGGCCTACCCCTTCTGGACCGGCGAGAAGTTTCGCAACAGCAAGCGCAAGGCTGCGAAAGAGCCCTGGCCCAGTGACAAGCAGGCTGCTGCCGGCACACTTTGCCCGGACGGCCAATGGCGCAAGGTCATTACCATCCTGGATGCGATCGCGGGCGGCTGCGATCTGTTCGACCTCGAGCAGCTAAAGCTCGAGTACGACGACGACCGGTTTGAACAATTGTTCATGTGCAAATTCATCGACAGCACTCAGAGCGTCTTTTCCCTGAGCGATCTGGAGCGCTGCTATTCCGATTTGGCGCTGTGGACTGATTACGAACCCGATGACCCGCGTCCGTTCGGAAACAGCCCCGTCTGGATCGGCTATGACCCTAGCCGAACGCGGGATGACGCCACTTGTGTGGTCATCGCCCCGCCGCTCGAGCCAGAAGGCAAGTTTCGGATCCTCGAGAAACACAGTTGGCGGGGCCAGTCGTTCAAGTACCAGGCCGAGCAGGTCAAGCGGCTTACAGAGCGATTCAACGTTCAGCACATCGGCATCGACACCACGGGTATTGGGTACGGCGTGTTCGACATGGTGCGCGACTTCTATCCGCGTGCAACTTCAATCCACTACAGCCTGGAAACCAAGAACGCCCTGGTGCTCAAGGCTCAGGACACGATCGTTGGCAGCCGGATCGAGTGGGACGCAGGCTGGAACGACGTCGCGCAGGCCTTCCTGACGATTAAGCGCGGTACGACCGGCAGCGGCCAGATTACCTACAGCGCATCGCGCACGGACGCCACGGGCCACGCCGATGTGGCCTGGGCAATCATGCATGCCCTGGCCAATGAACCCCTCAACACCAACAAGCAGCGGCGAAGCAGCTACTCACTCAGCGGATCAAAAACCAATGGCTCGACCCAGCAAAAACCAGCAGGCAAAACCGGCACCAGGTCCAATGCGCGCCTTTTCATTTGGAGCGCCGGAACAGGTACTCAGCGAGAACATCGGCCAGTACCTGGGCGTGTTCGCCAGTCACGACGGGCGTCTATACACCCCGCCGGTGTCGCGCCAAGGCCTGGCCAAGCTGCTGCGCGCCAACGCTCACCACGGGGCTATCCCGGGGTTCAAACGCAACCTGCTGCTGCGTGAGTTCATTCCGTCTGCCGGGATGTCTACCAGCACCATGAGCCGATCCGGTTTGGATTACATGGTGTTTGGCGAGACGTATCTGTACCGCGTGCGCAACGTGCTGGGCCAAGTCATCGAGATGGAACACTTGCCGGCCATCAACATGCGGGTCAAGCGCGCAGGCGGCTTTGTGATGCTGCAGCCGGACGGAAGAGAGATTGAGTTCGCCGAGGATGAGGTGGAACACATTTTCAACTATGACGTGGAACAGAACATCTACGGCATTCCGGACTATCTGGGCGGCATGCAGGCGCTACTGCTCAACGAAGCCGCGACCCTATTTCGCCGCCGCTACTACAGCAACGGAGCGCACGCGGGTTACATCTTCTACACCAACGACTCGAACTTGAGTGAAGACGACGAAGAGAATCTGAAAGCTCAGATCACCGCCAGCAAAGGCGTGGGCAACTTCCGGTCGATGTTCGTCAACATCCCCGGCGGTTCAGAGAAGGCCATCCAGATCATCCCGGTCGGAGATTTCCAGGCAAAGGATGAGCTGGAGAAGGTCAAGAACATCACCCGTAACGACGTGATTGCAGCCTGGCGCATGAACCCAGCGCTGGCCGGGATCATCCCGGAAAACAGCGCTGGCTTTGGCGATATCGAAAAGATTGATCGCGTATACACCAGCAATGAAATTCGCCCTATCTGTCAACTTTTCGAGCAGGTGAACGATACCTTGCGAACAGACAGGCGTATTGCCTGGCGCGATGCGCCTAAAGCAGTGGAAAACACTACAGACGGTGTCTAGACCAGAGAATGCCACTACATAATGTGGCAAAATGCTGGCAATTGGCTGCCCCTGGGGAGGGACACGAGATGCGGGTGACATGTAAGTGTGGGCATAAAGGGCGGATTGCTTCGCGTGATCAGCTATCGCTGGACTTTGCAAAGTTGTACTGCCAATGCCTGGATGCGAAGTGCGGGCACACCTGGGTGGCGAATCTGACGTTTTCGCACACGATCAGCCCGTCAGCACAGGCCATGGATAGATTGCTTTTCGACAGCCTCAAGAATTTGTCGCGGACTGAACAAAGGGAGTTGTTCGATCAACTGGGGGCCGCGTGATGTGTGGCGGGAACGCCAGCCGCTAGGGCCAGCGCCTGATCATCGAAAGGTTATGCGCAGGACTTGTCGCGTGAAGCAACTTCGGGAATTTCCGTGAGAATTTCCGCCATGCGCCTGACCCGTTTTCGATCATCGGCAGACATTCGCCGGTAAAGCTGGATTAAACGCAGTTCTGTCGCAGAAAGCGCCTGCCAATCAAATTCATCGGACTTGTTGTAACTGCCTTCAAATTTCGCTCGATCCAACATGCGTACAACTCCATAGGTGCATGAATGAATCGACGTTATCGGGCAGGAATGGCTTTGGCATAGGGGATACAGCGAGTGGCAGTTACAAACCGAAATGGCCTAACTCAGACCACGCGCTTCCATCACGGCCATGGCATCGAGCAGGCGACGGACAGTTTTCTGGTCGTCCTCAGGAATGCTGCGATATTTTTTAATAAGCGAGTCCTCGACCGGGGTCAAGGCATCGCTTCCCAACGTGCTGCGCACGCCATTCAGTATGTACGGAACGTCAAAACCCAGATCCCTGCCAATGACGCTCAGGTATGCCGCCGGCGCATCACTTGCGCCCGACTCATAGTTGCCTTGGGTCCGTTTAGACACTCCCAGCTTTTCAGCCAGTTGATCTTGGGTAAGCCCATTTGCGGTGCGCTGCTCGCGCAGTCTTGCGCCTATCTCTTCGGACAGAGTCAAAATATTTCCACTTTATATATTTACATTGGCAGTTTTTTGCCACATCCTTTGCACTACATCACACGAAGTCGCAAGGAATTGCACTATGCCGAACAGCACCATCAACGAGCAAGCCCGGCGCGAAGCCAGGGAAGCGTTGGAACGAAAAGGTCAGACAGCGAAAGACTTCGCTGTGAAGCACCAATTGAATCCCAGCACCGTATACGCAGTGCTGAGTGGCCAGAGCCAGTGTCGACGCGGGGAGGCACATCGAGCCGCCGTGTTGCTGGGGATCAAAGACGGCGTAATTGCACAGTAATGGCACTGGTCAGCAGGGAAAA